CTGCTGCAATGCAACCTGAGTTTGAAGATGAAGAAGCAATTGATCCATTTGATTTCTGGCAAGGTGCCAATTTCAAATTAAAGGCAAAGAATGTAGCAGGATACAGAAACTATGATAGTTCTGAGTTTGCTCCACAAAGTCCTTTACTTGATGATGACGATGCTCTTGAAGCATTATGGAAGAAAGAATTATCTCTTGCGGAGATAGTTGCTCCTGATCAGTTCAAGTCATATGATGATCTTAAGAGAAGATTGAACTATGTTCTTGGTAATACAGCACCTCGTCAAGACGCAGAAGTTGAAGACGAAGTAGAAATTATTGAAAGAGAAAGAGCAGAACAAGAAGTTACTGCTGCTGCTGACTCCACATCAAGATCAGTTACAACTGATGAGGATGAAGATGATGCCCTTTCATACTTTGCTAAGTTAGCAGAAGAGTAATTAATTTGTTAGTTTAGTATTTTCTGTACGAATTAAATTATTACTTACAAACTGAGATGATCTCTTATAGGTCATCTCTTTTTTCATGTCACTTAGAAATTGTTGTAGATAAGTTCTTCTTAAAATATTTATTGTTGACTTATTGATATTTTCTCTTACTTCGTATTCATAGTTTGTAATACCGGTGATATTTGAAGAATTAGATGTCACATAAGAACCACTATCATAGTATTTAACTGAAAAATCAGGATCTACACGATTACCTTTTGATATGATTAGTCTATTTTGACTATCTCTAATTTCTTTTGTTTCATAGTGGTGTATAAAATCTTTTTCATTACCATATTTTTCTAAAACAAAGTCATAAAGATCTTTGCTCGATAGTGGCCACTCGTTCCTTACGTTTATTATACCTGCTGATAAAAGGACAACCCAATCTAGATCTGATTTTCCATATTCTTGTTGTGCAACCGTATCAGGTCTTTCACCTTCGTTAATTATATACTTATTAAACAGAGTAAATACATTTTTTAAATCATCACGTAGTTTCATTCTACGAAAGATGTTCTTTGCAGTTACATATTCATTAACTGAAATACTATCCGCAAATGGTGATTGATATTCAAAATCTGGCAGTTCTCTAAAATAACTCATTAGAATCCAACTCCTTCTTTACCTTCTTCAGAATCATAATCTTCTGCATAAACAGGATTTAACTCTTGGAATGATAAATCAAGTTTCATGTGAACTGGTGTTGTATCATCGTAAGTTGCGTATGTTCCTGCACCTGTGTAATTTATTGCCATGTTTAAAAGTGCCATAGGTTTGAACTTATGTAAGAAGTTATGATTTCTACGACCTGTTTTGTAATTAAGTTGAAATACATTTGGTGAACGAAGAAATAAACCTGAGGCATTTCCACCATCTGATGATTTTTTTGCTTGCATATTTTGCTTAAATATTCTCAACATTCTTTTGATTGTATCACTTTCTCTTTCATCTCTTGGTGCTAAGTCAAATGTAAAACTAAATGACCTTAAGGTTACACCATTAAAGAGTAACTCCATATTTGGATTGACGATTTGACCAGATGATCTTGCTAGAATTCCATCTAATGAAGTATTACCACCCAAAATATTTACTGCCTTTGATGCAAAGAATGATGCCGCTAAGTCTCTTGATCCTTTATCCTGTATTACATCTTGCATTCCTCCTGCAAATGTTTTTGCTCCCTCTACTGCTCCCTTTGCAAGATTAGGATTTTTCATTGCCTTCATCGCTGCTCCCACACCTAAAGCAGCAATTCCATTTATACTATCATCACCCCAATTCACAGCATTTGAATCTTGAATATTTTCGGGGATAGGTAAAAATATGAAACCTAAAGGATTTTCAATGTTTTCTTGCAATGCCTCAGTTGATGTACCAATCAAAGCTGATTCACCACTGGTATCTAAACCAGGTGGTTGATACTCAACAACTCTTATCTCTAAGTAATCACTATCAGTATCAATACGGGAATTAGGATATCTTAACGGCGAAAATTTCTTTGACATTATTGTTTTTTAACTATTTAGACGGATATTACCAAAAGGAATCTCTCTAGCATCAGCGAGTTCATCAGAATTAATCTCATATAGACCACCAGCGATCTCATTCCATGTATATTTTCTCATTTGACCCCAATGAAAGTTGATACCTTTGAATCCCCATTCAAATACTTCAGTTACTGCAACAAGAGGATTTGAATCATAAGATATGTTAGGTGTTTTTGGTGAATACACAAAGGTATAATATTTACCAACCTCAGGAATCTTTCCTCCTTCAGTTAAGGTATCCATTAAATTTATCATGAGATCATCTGCACTCTCAGTGCCGATAACACTATCAACTATTGATCTTATACGATTATCATTGTCATCTGTTGGACGATTCATTTTTTAATTCCTAGTTCAACTTCAGTCATTACCTTAAATTCCCACATGCGATCAGCACAAAATTCTCTTGCTGCTTCCCATTTTGCTTGATTCTTAGCGTATTCGTATGCTTCACGAAGATAACTAGGTGTTTGACGCTTTGGTTTTTTAGGTGGTGCTGTTTGTTTTATTGGTTTAATTTCTATCAAATACTTTTTAACAGTGTTTGATTCTTTCATTTTTATAAAGAAATCAGGAAAATAACGATGTATTCGATTATCAATCGGTGAGCGATATGGTAAACAAATTTCTTCACTTCCCCACTCTAATATATTTACATTACTATCACAGAAAACCATAAATTTTCTCTCCCATAGTGATCTGTAAATAATCTTTGTTGGGTCACCTTTATATTTCTCTATATTTGATGGTTTATATTTACCTTTATAAGACATCTAAATAGTTAATAATACAGATATATAGAGTATTTAGATGGTCTCACCTAAAAAGATATCTGATTTCAAACCAATATTGACCAATGTGGCACAAACGTCGCATTATCAAGTATTTTTTGATGGTTTGTCACCAGATTTATTTACATTTTTAGGACAAAAAAATGTGGATAGAAGATTTATAACTGATAATTCAGGATTATTATGTAGTTCTGCCTCAATACCCGGCAGTGCGTTGGCAACAAGTGACATCTTCGGTAACTTTACTGGAGTTCAAGAGAAGTTTGCACATACAAGAATTTTTTCAGAGATGTCATTAGAGTTTTATGTTGACAAAAATTATAAGATGATAAAGTTTTTTGAACATTGGATGGATTATATCTCAAGTGGATCTGAAAAAAGAAGAATCACTTCGTTTTCAAAAGCATCACCAGGATATTTCTATCGTATGAGATATCCAAGAGGAAACTCAGGTTATAAGTGCGACAAAACTAAAATTGTTAAGTTTAATATTGACTACAAGAAAGAAATAGAGTATACTTTTATAGGTATGTTTCCAATTAATTTGGCATCCACTCCTGTTCAATATGGAAATTCAGATGTATTAAAGGTTAATTGTACTTTTAATTATGAAAGATATATCGCCGGTGAATCAACTAACCTTAGTATTAATAGAGGACGATCTGAAAATAATTCCTAAAACCTGACTATATAATATACTAAAAATAATATTATGCCTTTACCAAAAATTGCAACCCCAACGTATGAATTGGTTTTACCCTCATCAAATCGTAAGATAAGATATCGTCCCTTCCTTGTCAAAGAAGAGAAACTTTTAATTATTGCGATGGAGTCTGAAGATCAGAAACAAATTACAAATGCAATTAAAACTGTAATTAGTAATTGTATTTTAACTCGTGGAACAAAAGTTGAGAAATTGTCTACATTTGATATTGAATATCTATTTTTAAATATTCGTGGTAAATCTGTGGGTGAAAGTGTGGAAGTGATAGTGACTTGTCCTGATGATAATGAAACCCAAGTCCCTGTTGTGATTGATTTAGATGCAATCAAAGTACAAACGGATCCTGAACATAAAGTCGATATTAAACTAGATGATAAATTAAGTATGAAAATGAAATATCCATCTTTGGGTGAATTTGTTAAGAATAATTTTGACGTTGAAAATATTGGAGTTACTGAATCATTTGATATGATTGCTGCTTGCGTAGATCAAATTTATAGTGACGAGGAATCTTGGACATCATCTGACTGCACAAAGAAAGAATTAGCAGAATTTATTGAGCAGTTGAGTTCAAAGCAATTTAAAGAAGTTGAAAAGTTTTTTGAAACGATGCCTAAACTCTCTCATACTGTGAAAGTTGTTAATCCAAAAACTAAGGTTGAGAATAAAATAGTTTTAGAAGGGTTAGCATCTTTTTTCGAATAGGTATGGCGCATACTGATCTTGCGTCATACTTCAAGATTAATTTTGCCTTGATGCAACACCATAAATACTCTTTGACAGAGATTGAAAATATGATTCCTTGGGAAAAAGATGTATATGTTGCTCTTTTAGAACAGTATATTGAAGAGGAAAATTTAAAACAACAACAAAGTAATTCATAGTGGCAAAACCATTACCCAAAATAAATCAGACAAATACATCTACAAAGATGTCGGGGAAAGGTAGTGCTGCCCCAAAAAGAAGAGGGAGACCAAAGAAGTTTCAGACACTTGCAGAGGTTGAGGCAGATATAAACGCTAGAGAGTTAAAAAAAGTTCAAGAAAAATTAAGAAAAGAAAAATTAAAAAAAAGAACGATAAATCCAAAGAAAGTTTTTGGAAAATCTGAAGTTACCAAGGTTGAACCTCAACAAAATATGGATTCAGTGTTGAAGTCCATTGCTAGTATTCAGGAGACAATAAAAAAATTACAATCTATCATTATCACTGATGCAGAAGAAAAGAAAAAACAGCAAGCAAAAGAGAATCGTCAACAATTAATAGAAGGAGAAAACGAAAAAAGAAAGAAAAAGGAGGGATTATTAGAAAAGGTTCCAGAGAGATTGAAAACATCTCTACTTTCACCTATTAAGGCAGTTGGAGAACAAGCAAAAGGTATATTGTCTAGATTGATGGAGGCGTTTACGCTCATATTCACAGGATGGTTAGCAGATAAGGGACTTAAAGCAATCCAAGCATTTATGGATGGTGATAAGGAAAAACTTAAGAGTATTGGAATGAATGTTCTTGCAGGTCTTGGTATCGTGGGTGGCGTATTCCTTGCTATGAATTTAGGTATGTTGGCGTTGCCAGCAATAATAGCAAAAGTGATTGGTGTGATAGCAACAGTTGGAGGAGCGATTATCGGATTCTTATTGTCTCCGCCAGGTTTAATTACGTTAGCAATCGCTGCGGGTATAGGAGCAGCGATTCTTGGAATTAGTAAGTTAGTTAACTTTATGAGAGGTGGAGATGATGCATCAGCGGCAAGAAAGGCGAATAGAGAAAAATTAAAAGAGTCTGGTGTCATGAAGGTTGTCGGTGATAGAGGTGCTGATGTGATGCGTGATGGTAAAAAAGTATTTGTTAAGACTGAGGATTTGACTGAGGAAGAAAAAGCTGCTGTTGATGCATTCAAAGCAGAGGATCAACGTATTAAGGATGTAACGAAAGAGAAAAATAAAGAGTTAAGAGGTACTTTTGATAGAGTTACGAATGAAAGAGAATCTATGGATAATCCTGAGTGGGCAAAAATCATGGCAGTTCAGGACTTAGATAAGAGAAAAAAATTAATAAAACAATTTAGAAAGGAAACACAACAAATAGTAAACGATGAGAAAAAAAGAATTAAGGAGGAGGCAAAGGGAGTATATTCAGGTTCATCAAGTGAAGGAGGTGAGATAACACCTACATCCTCAGATAATACTAAAATTAAATCAGTCTCATCAAATGATGTAAATATCTCCAGTTCGACTACAGAAAAGAATTTAGGAGAAATCAATACTGATCCTAAAATAACAATTAATAATTTAGATCAAAAAACTCAAAATGATCAACCCCTAAAGTCTGGTGATCAAACGAATGTCCCCCTTATTGCATCATCAGATGCAACTAATTTCTATTCAACATATTCTCAAACACAATATGGGGTGGTGGTATAAATGGCAGTCGCAGCAGCAGCATTAAAATTAGGAACCATGATTGGAAAGGCAGGTGGAGCGATCGCGAAAGGTGGTAAGTTAGCGATGAAGAAAGGTGGTGCAGTATTAAAAAAATCAAAGAAAGTAGCAGGTAATGTTAAAAAGGCGGCAGTTAAAAAAAGAAAGATAAACAAAGACACTTTTATGTCAAAAGAAAAGACACGAAAGAAAAAACTAGAACAAGATAAAAGAAGGCAAGAAGAGGAATCATTAGAGCAGACAAAAAAATCAAAACAAAAACCCTCTGCTAAAAAATCTGTGGCAAGGGGTGGTGGTATACTGCAAAAAATAATTGATTTTATCTCTACAATATTAATCGGATGGGTAGTTACAAATCTACCTAAGATAATTGATTCTGTTAAAGGAGTTATAAAAAAAATTAAAGGTATCTATGATAAAATAGTTGGATTTTTTGGATCTGTTGGAGAATTTTTCAGTGGTATAAAGGATTCTATTGGTGATGTAATTAATAAATTTAAGAATATTGATTTTTCTAAAATAGGAGACAAAATAAAAGAGAAAATTAATGGATTGAAAGAGGGATTCACTAATATGATTGATAAAATAAAAGGTGGATTGAATATATTAAGAGGAAAGAAAAAAGAAGATCCTAATAAACTTGCAAAGTCGGGATTTGCAGGTGACTCAAAAGCACAACAAGGTGATGCTCAGAAAAAAATAAGTGAAAGTGAAAGCAAACTAAGCGAAGTCAGCACTGAAACAGATACCTTGTCAAAAGATACTAACACTTTGAGCACAGATTTTGATGATAATATAACGAAGGGAAAAGATGAATTAAAAAAATCTGGGTTAGATGTAAACATAAAGACTGGTGATGAAAAAAAGGTAGTAAATCCAGAGAAAGTGATGAATAAGAAAACAAATTCTGAAAATGTAAAAGTGCAAGAGTTTAAGAAAAAGAAGAAAGATATAATAAATTCAAGTAAAAATGGTAATGTCACTATTCAAACATTAGATGGTAAAACATTTAAACCTGGCGATAAAGGTTATGCAGAGCAACTTAACAAAGCGAAGGGAATGGTTACAAATACCATGAAAAATTTAACTGCGGATGGTAGTAAATTTATTCAAAAACGAAAAAATCCAGACCTAACTAGTTCTATCACACCTAAAACTATGAATAAAAATATAGTTGTGGATAATATCATGGCAAAACAACCTGTTGTAACAGGACAACCTGGGGGTTCACCAGATTCAGGTTTGATTGTAATTGAAAAACAATTAAATAATACTATTAAGGAAAATCTTTTACTCGACGCAGCGTACACATAATGTCAGCATCAGAAGCATCACTTTACGAAGAATTAATTCTTGAATCAAACGATAGATCAAAGTCTGTTGATATCAAACTTGGTACAATAGCGATTGATTATTTTGAGGATTTATTTTCTCCTACAATTACAGCAAAAGTAAGAGTTGTAAATACTGGTGATTCAGTTGCAGTTGAAGGAAAAAAAGAGAAACAGTCAATATATAATGGTCTACCTCTTCGTGGTGGTGAAAGATTATCTATGAAGATTTTAGATCAGGGAAAAACTGGGAAAGGAGAAGAGAAAAAAGGACTTGATTTTTCTGATCCTGAGAGAAATTTATATGTATCATCTATAACTGATGTGATATCTGAATCACAACGAGAGAGTTTTCTTTTAAATCTTGTATCAAGAGAAGCAATAACAAATGAAACTACAAGAGTTATAAAAAAATATTCGTCAAAAATAAGCACATCTGTAAGAAGTATTTTAAAAAATGTTTTAGTGACCGATAATGATAGAATGGAAGTAGATGATACAAGTAATGATTATAAATTCATAGGAAACTTGAGAAAACCATTTACCACATTAGTTTGGTTGGCATCAAAATCTGTTCCCAACAAATCAGGAGATAAGACCGCAGGATTTTTATTTTATCAAACTCAAGATGGTTTTAAATTTAAATCAATTGAAAATTTAACTCAACAAGAATCAAAAGCAACATATACATATACAGAAATTAATCAAAGTTCAACTGAAACTAATAATGATTTTAGAATATTAAATTATGGGTTTGATAAGAATCAAAATTTACTTGAAAAATTAAGATTAGGCACATACTCCTCCGTCAGATTAACTTTTGACCCTCTAAATTTTCAAATGAAACAAAAAATATTTAAGTTTGATGAGGCAGGTATTGATAAATTGGGAAATAAAATTATTTTACCACAAATATCAGAGGATTCTGAGTTATCTTTGAAAGACATACCAAGTCGTGCTTTCTCACAAGTCATAGATCGTGGTACGATTGATCCTGATGTATCAAAGCAGGAAAATGCAGATCCAACAAAATATCAAGCACAGACAGCTATGAGATA